TTATCACAAACAGATCAAAAGAAACGATCAAGGCAACTTGCTGATTTGATACTTGCTGAATGGTCGGCGGAGGCTAGAAGTTCGCTTAAAGGCAATATTCAACAAAGCTATCTTAGATCACTCTCTATCAATCAAGCTGATGAAAATGGTATCTCTGTTAGTTTACCTAAGCCGGGGCAAAGTGCAACGCTTGCCCTTATGTATGAACTTGGAATGGGACCCGGTGGCATAGGGACGACGGGGCCTTATGATATGCGTAAATTCATGCTACAAGAGAAAACAAGAAACATACGAAGAGATAAAAAAGGTAACTTATATTTAAATGTTCCCTTTAAAAAGAGCGCAAAGAAACTACAATCTGAGAATGAAGATGTATATAAGAAAGCTAAGAAACTTGCACCTATGATCTCTTTTCATGCAAACGCGGGGAATGTAACACCCCAAGGAAGCCCAAGAGGAGCAAAAGGGAATCAATTGCCCCGCGGGTTGGTTGCTAAAAAAGCCCCTCATCACGCAGTAGATATTTATGCAGGTATGAGAAGGCAAGCAAGCACATACTCAAACAAACAAGGCAAAACAACCACACAAACAAGCGGTTATATTACTTGGCGCCGTATGACACTTGACCAAAAAGCGCCTAAGTGGATGCACCCCGGCATCAAGCCCTTGAACTTGGCTGATCGTGTTTTTAACGTGTTGCCTCAACTCATTGATGAAGTTTATGGATATTAGACTATGTTCGATTTATTACTACTTGAAACCCTGCATAATGGTTTTGAATACTACCTACAAAACAAGCCCGCATTTAAAGCGTTGTTCTTTGGTTTAAAGGATGCCACGCTTGAATCTTGGTTCTCTTTATTCGTTGCTCAAAAGCCTGTGTTTCGTGCAAGGTATGCACAAGGCACAGCACAAGCCCCCATGATTACCGTTTTGACGGGTCAAGAGGATGTACAAGATAAGTTCATGGGAAAAACTGAATATAGAGATACCGATGGCCGTTTAGTCGTGGGTTATAATGTTTCAGAGAATGCACAAGTCGTCATACTTGCCAAATCCCCCGAACTTGCAAGAATTTACTTTATTGTGTTGCGTGCATGCTTTGAACAAGGCGCAAGGGCAATTATGAAAGCGGGTTACTCTCAAACCGCCTATGAGGGTACAACGCTACTTGACCCCGAAGAGGAATTATCTAGTGAAGAATTGGGGATATATGTTCGCAAGATGAATTTTAGTGCAAGTTATCCCGTTCAGATTAAACTAACAAAAGAAGCAGAGTTTGGGGATCAACCCACCTACTCAAGCATTGATGATTTGCTAATTTTAGCAAGGGATCAAGAAAAGAATGGGATTACGGGCGGGGTTACCCCAGAAACTTAAGAAAAAATACAAAAATAACTTTAGATTATTTTATACTATGAAAGAAAGATGAGATAGGAGTTCACATATGCCAAGTTCATTAAACTTAAATGGCCTAAAGATATACAAACCCGGCGTTTATGCTACTGTAGATGCAAGCGCTTTAGGTGGTCAAAATACAAGCACAGGCAATGTTTGCTTAGTTGGTGCTTTTCCTAGTTTTGAAGCTGACAATCCTCTAACCTTTACAAGTGCAGGAGCGCTAAGGGATTATGACAGCACAGACAAAGAACTCGCATTACTTGGCAAACTTGCCTTTGCCCCTAGCGTTGACGCTCGTGTCCCCGCCGGCGCTAATTCTTTAACTTTGCTAAATGTTCAAACTTGCACACAAGCAAAATATGATCTAGTTAATGATACTGCTGATACTGTTGCCACCTTTGAGGCGTCCGTATGGGGCAATAAAGGAAACAATACTTATTTGACTTGTTCTTTTGACGGTGCATTTGATGTTACTTTAAACCGTAATGGCCTTGCAGAAGAATATTTAAATGTGACAAGCGGGGATGTTTGTTCTTTTGAATACACAGGCACAGCCCTATCAACTGCAAGCCTTGATCTTAGCGATACAAGTAATCTTGTAATCTCTTGGACTAAGACCGTTGATTTAAGTTCAAATAATGCTTCTGTAAATGTTACCGATATGAAAACAGTTGCGGGCTTAGGTTTCCAATTGGATGAAGCCCCCACGGGGAATGTTGTAATCGTGATTAGTGGTTATAATGTTGACGGTGTGGCAAGTACACAAACAATCACACTTAGCAATACTACTAAGGTAACAAGCAATGTTTTTACTCAAATCTATGGTTTAAGCATTACTAATACCGCAAAGGCGGGGCTTGTTCTCACAATTGACGGCGTGGCTTTTGATCTTGACCTCTCAACCTTTGAGAGTGCGGGGCATGTTGTTGAGTTTGTAAACCAAGCTAGCACAGATTATCATTTCACTGCAAACTATTTAGCAAGCAAACTATATGACGCAACAGTCTTAGATGGTTTTAGACTTGCACAAGACATTAAGGGCGTTGAGGCCGTTGTTACTGCAAACCTACAAGAACTTATTGACACTTTAGGCGTTTCTAAGGTGGTGTCTTTGGTTCGTGTTGGGACTGATGCTTGTGATGATTTTACTAATATCACAGGTACTTTCTTAGTCGGTGGTAACCAAACTCTTCCCGTCTTAAATGATTGGAAATCTTCCCTCGAATTGATTGAAACAAGTGACATTCAAATCATTGTGCCTTGGTCAAGTGATGTAGATATTCACAAAGCAATTCTTGACCATTGCACAAAGTCCGCCTTGGCAGGTAGTGAAAGAAATGCTTGGGTCGGTGCTAGTGCTAATCAATCAATCACAAATATTAAAGATAATTGGGTTAAAGCTCTCAATAATAGAAACATTGCTATTGTTGGGCAAAGTGTCAAAGTTGTTAATCCTCAAGGTATTATTCAAACTCTTGAACCTAAATATCTTGCTTTGATTTGTGCTTGTATGCAAGCCGGTACACCAGTCGCAACACCTTTAACTAGAAAACGCCCCGATGTCGTGGATGTGCTTGGTTCTTGGATTGCAAATAGAGATGTAACAGATGCAATCAAAGCGGGCATTTGTGCTTTAACTTCCGATAATCAAGGTTGGCGCATTGAACGATCTGTCACTACTTGGATTAAAGACAATAACCCCGTTTACTCTGAAGTATCGGCAAATGAGAGTATTAATACAAGCGTAAGGGATCTTAGAAACGCACTAGATATTTACATAGGTGATAGAAATCTCAATGTAACCAGTGCAAGAATTTTAGGCATTGTTTCCGCCCGCCTTGATCAACAAGTCTTGAATGGTGTAATCAAAGCATATAAGAACATCGTACTAGAGAACATTGGTGACACTCTCAAGGTGAATTACACCGTTGCATCAGTAGAACCTTTGAACTTTATCGCAATTACTGCCAGCGTTAGCAGATTTTAAAGGAGCTTAGAAAATGGAAAAAGTCTTTAGTGGTGCAAGAGCAAAGTTATATTTTAATACAGCTTTGGGGCAAGTAGAGGCCGGATTCGCTACCGGTATTAGTGTCAATGAGAATCATACTCTACAACGTGTCAATGTGCTTGGAAACCTTGATTCAGAAGAAATCATCCCTACCTCTCGTTCAGTGGATGTTCGTTGCGATTTGGTTCGTATTAGCGGGCGATCACTTCGTCAATTGGGCATTTGGCCTAAAGGTTCAACTGTTGATGTTCTTAGCTTCCCTGAACTCACCATAGTTGTCTATGATGGAGTGGAGAATAAGATCGTTGCTCAAATTGAAGGTGCAAGATGTGAAACAAGATCATTTCAAGTTCAAGCGGGGGCGATCGTTTCAGAGAATGCAAGTTTCCAAGCAAAACGATTAAAAGATGAAGCTGATCTTGTTTTGTAGGTTGTAAAATGGAAACACAAGCAACCACCGAGCAAATTGATGTAAATCAAGAGATCAACCAATTACAAGGGTTAGTCAAGGCAACAAATAATAACTTGCCTGTTGCTCTTGCGATCTTCATCGCGTTACTCATCGTCAAGTTTAAGCAGTCTGAACGCAAACAAATTGATTGTGAAAAGGTTACTACGGACTTAACAAAACGAATTGAAAAACTAGAAGAAAAGATTAAAGAACAAAATTACTAAACAATGTTCTAAATGCAATTTCAGCGGTCGCAGGTACTACACCATTGCCTAACATTGCTATCTCATCATTGACACTTGAAAAACTATAACACAATCTTTCATAGTCCAACCAATCGGAAGCCCCATTAGCATCTCCACCCATCTCGGATTGATCATATATTTGTTCTCTTTGGGGTTCTGATCGTTCAACTCCCTCAATTCCTTCATCGTTTTGTTGTTCGTATTGTGTAACTTGTTGAATGTTTCTTTGTGTACTTGCCACGTCAATTTCTGATCGCCCCTGTCCTCGCCCGTCTTGCGGGGTTTGATTGGGATGTTCATCGTTGTATCTCCAAAATCCGACTTTGTTGGCGTTATCCATGATAGTTCGGATGAGCGTTCTAGGTGGTTCGTATTCTCGTTGTTCTCGATCTCGTCCACTTGGGAGGGCAATAGATTCGGATTCGATTGTTGCAAGTTCTCCAATTCCCTTAGTAAATCTTTGTAATATGAAGGTTTCACCACCATCGGAAGATCGTTTCTCACAAGTCGAATTTTCTGATTTTCGATATACAATATTTGTTTTGTCTTGTCGTGTAGTGTGTTCCCCTTTACTACTGTTTTGAAAGTATTCGGAAAATCGCGCAAGTTCAGAATTTGTAATATCTTTTCTTTTTCCCAAGATGAACACACGTTGTCGTCTATGGGGTAGGCCTGTTTCTCGCGCCGTGAACAATCCCCACTCAACTGAGTAACCAATTCTTTCCAACTCTCTACAGACATGGAGCAAAACAGGCGTCCCTTTTGGATCATCTCCCCAATCTGATCGGAGTGTACTTGAGACGATTCCTCGTACATTTTCCAAGAAAACAAAGGCAGGTCTACATTTCTTAATTCCTTCTTTGATGAAGGGGAAGAGATGGCGGGGGTCTTCATCTCCAAGTCTAGATCCAGCATCGGAAAAAGGTTGACATGGGAATCCCCCACTGAGGAAATCCACTTTTCCAAGAAATTGCTCGAATGGGAAAGTTTTAAGGTTTGACCAAATAGGGCAGGGCGGCAAGATTCCGTTTTCCATTTTCGAAATAAGATTTTCGATTGCGTAAAGTTCGATTTCACAGTAAGCGACGGTTCGCAAGTTTGGCAAAATTCGGCTAAGTCCGAGATCAATACCTCCGTATCCTGTACATAAGGAGATATGATTAAATTTTTTGGTAGTATCCACATTCATTTTTTTCTTTCGTAGATTGATTAATTGCGAAAATAGTATATAAGAACAAATAAACTTAAATAAAATTAAATTGTAAAATTAGATATAAGAGATTTCTCTTTTAACTTGGTCAAGTGCTGATTCTAGCTTTGCTTTGTATTCATTGATCGCGCTTGTATATGCCCCAAGCAACCTATCAATCTTATGCTCTAAGTCCTCATAGGTGACTACTTGCATACTTCCCATTTTAGTAAATTCGCTTGATTCGGTGGTTGAGAGGATATAAAGATATTCCGAGTTCATAGAACAATAAATAATGCGAATTTGTGTACAAGCATTCTTTTCTTTTACGACAAGTTCAAGTCTTTGACAGTCATATTCTACTAAGTAACCATTAGCTATTAGTAGATCGGTGCAAAATAATAATGTCATCATTTGCTAAAATCCTTTGTGATTGGTTAAGGTGCTTTGATAATAATTCATAGTTTTTACTTTGTCAATAAATTTTACAAATATTTATATTTTCAATTTATCATTGAAATGCTTAGAGTAACTAAGAACCTATGAAAGGAATTAAAAATGGATTTAAGAAACTTGGTAACAGAAGAAGAGGCCATCAAGCCACTAGTAAAAAGAGAACTTCCCTTAATCGTGACGTATATTGATCCAGAGGGAGAACGGCATCAAGATACTTTGATTTCAAAAGTACCTGATGGCGATGGCAAATTAATGATTGATCGCAAGATGGCAATGCTTGCAAGTGGTGCATGGGAAAATCTTAGTCCTATGGCAAAGCTACGCATTGAAGCAATCGCAACTTTAAGCGTTCAATTGGTTTCCCCCCCCGAATGGGTTAATAAGTGGGCGGTGATTGATGATGAACTTTTATTTGATTTGAGGGAGCAACTTGGCAAGCACGCCAACTTGTACTTTCGCCCAAACATTGGAAAGGGTGAAGGAGTTGAGGCGGTCGCAAGGGTGGCGATTTATTCAAAAGAGCTTGCCTAATTCGTTTCCAAACTCACAGTTTAACCCCATTTATTCGGTTCTTTCTGAAAATGATTACTTTGAAACATGGCTTTTATCCTTATCTGATGAAGATTATGATAAAATACAACCTAGATACACAGTAAACCAAGATAAAACCATTAAGCATGAAAACCCAATTGATGATCAATGGGAAAAAGATTTTTGGGATAAAGAAAGGGGTTAAACATGGCAAGCAAGCGAGTAGAAATTATCCTTGATCTAAACGATCAAGAGGCTATGAACGCACTAAAAGCATTTCAAGAGCAATTTAAAGAAACGGCACAGATCAAAGAAAAAAGTTCTAAGCAAGAAGAACAAGCACTTAAACAACAAGTAAAAGAGCAAGAAAAACTTGCTAAAGCACAAGAAAAGCAAGCGCAAGCACAAGCAAGAGAGCAAGAACGCCTTGCCAAACTTCAAGAAAAACAATTTTCCGCAGAAATCAAAGCATTTGCCCAACAAGCAAAAGAACAAGAAAAAGAACAAGAAAAACGGTATAAGGCACAAGAAAAATTTCTGAAAGAGCAAGAGAAACAATTACGTGCGCAAGAAAAAGAAAATCAAAAGATACTACAACAACGAGAAAAAGAAAAGCAAGCACAAGCAAGAGAACAAGAGAAAATTGCACAACAAGAAAAAGCACAAAAAGAACAAGTTGCACGTATGGAAGAGGCGGAACGAAACAAGCAATTAAGACATGAAGAAAAATTAAAATTTATGCAAGAGGCACAGGCAAAAGCAGAAGAAAAAGAACAAGAAAAAGCGCAAGAAAAAAGAACTCAAGCTTTGGCCATACAAGCTAAAAAAGAACAAGAACTACAAGCAAAAAGACAGCTAGCGTATACAAATTTTGCAGGCGCACAAGTAACCGCCGGCGTGGGTGCCGTTATGGGTTCTATGACAAGTTCAGATGCAAGCGGGGTAATCAATGCCCTTGGGGGTGGAATTGGGCAAGGCATCAATGCTTTTGGTGGTTTGTTAAGTAGTTTAGGTCACCAAAAGACGGGGTCAATTGTACAAACAGCCGGCGCATTAGTCCCTATGGTTGGGCAAGGTGTCGCACAAGCGATTGGGCAAGTCTATTCAAGATTTACAGAGGTTGCACAGTATGAATTACCTAAGATGATTGCAAGTTATAGACTTGGTTCGGGTATGGCGAAAAATGCCCCTAATATTGGCGGTGAGTTTGGTTATTCTATGGGAGAATCATTAAGCAATTTAAATGCGTATGCCTCTGCATATGGTAGTAGGTCTGTTGGTGATTATTCATCTAAGCGTATATTTAAAGACATACGAAGTTCCGAGATGCTTGGTGTTAATCCTATGGCAATTCCTCAATTTGCCTCTTTAGGTGGTATAGGGGGTGCAATGCAAAACGAGGAGCAAATGGCGGGGATTGCACGAGGCGTTTTACAATATGCAAGTAAAAAAGACATGCTTGGTTCACAAGCTGAAAAGTTATTAGGTGCAATCAATTCAGGTATACAAGGCATGGCATCAAAGGGCTTGGCCGTAGATGCACAATCACTAACCAGCTTTATCATAGGCGTATCAAATGCGGGCATTAAATCCGTTCAAGGTATGGGGGCGGTGCGTGCGGTGCAGGGTATTGAGTCAATTGCAGGGCAAGCAAAAGGGGGCTACTTAGGCAATTTCCAAGGTTTAGCAATGCAAGCACTACAAGCGGAAGCGGCAAGTAGCAGCGATGGAACACCATTAGGCATGATCAACATGCTTGAAAAGTTTCAATCTAATCCAAGACTTGCAACGCAAATCATTCAAAAGAGATTAGGCGGTACAGTTTCCCGCCTTGCACTTGGTGGGGCGGGGTTATCACAAGCACAAATCAACGCTTTATTTGGAGCGGGAAAAGGTGAAATAGGGGGTGATTTTGATTTGACGGGTCAGATTGGGGATCAATTGGATGTAACAAAGAAACTGAATACATTAGAACGTGAACGAGTAGAAAGAAACTTTGATTTCTCACGATCTTCAGAGGGTTCTTTTCAAATTGATATTTTATTAGGGATTCAAAAAACTTTAGAACTCATGATTGAGAGCATAGGCACAAGCGATCTTTCAAGAGAATTGACCAATTTAGCAAAAGAAGTTGTTAACTATCTAAAATAGGAACTAAGAAATGATTAAATTTGAAATCAAATTAACACAATATAAGCAAGATATTTACATACAACCTAAGCAACTTGATACAAAAGATATTAGCGACTATGTAACAGAAATTCAATACACCTATTCAATCAAATCCCCCTATGAACAGGCAACACTAAGGGCAAAAATGCCCTTTCCTGAGTTATATAGTCAATTAGGTAAAACAGTGACCCCGCCTAATAGTGCTTTTTTAGATTTTAATACTATGTATGCTGATGGGTGGGCAACAATTCACGAAATAGACACAGAAACAAACACAAGACAACTTAGATTTTTTGGCGTGGTTTCCTCTATAAATTCGGGCTTGGTTGCTGATCAAAATGGTTTAAAAAGTACCATAGATTTAACAATTAGCTTGAGTTCGTGGATTTCCGTTTTACAAACACCCATCAAGCTAATTTTATCTAGTTACTACACCGCTAAAGGGTTGACGATTAACGGCGGGGCATCAAGTGAACTTGCATACTATGAGAAACTAGAATCTATTTTAAAGAATTTCCTTGATCCTAGAGATGCTATTAAACAATGGTATACCTTGTTTTCTAATTTCCTACCAGATACACAGATCACTAAAACACCCCTAAAGGATGTTATCTTTTTAACAAGAAACTCAGATTTAAAAGCCTATGGAGTAACTAAAAGAACTTTAACGGATATTGTTACTTTTAACTTTGATACCTTATTCCCCGCCCTCAATAATTCAATACTAAGTGCGATGACATCATCGTTTCAAGGTGAAATGGATTCGGTGATTGAGTTTTTCCCAAGTTATGAGGAAGTATCAACAAACGAGGGCTTATTTCCCGAAACAGTGGAAACAGGTCCACCAACAAAGAAAGTTCAACCCGTTCTTATTTACCGTTATAGACCATTACCAAGCGACTACCAACGGGGAGTATCTGCTATCAATGTTTCACTAAATCAAGGGGCGATTAAGAGCGAAGTAAGAGTAAATGAACAGGGGGGGGGATATAAACAAGTGATTGAGCGTGAAGGTGGATCATTGAACTTTTCATCTATCAAACCAGACACTTTAAAGCCGGTGGAGGTTAACACGGTCAACAATCTTTCTATCTCTTGGAATGCGGGGAATAGATTAAATTTGATCAATGTATCCACGCGAGCAAGTGGAGTGAATAACATTTTAGGCGTGACTACTGATTTCTATATAGACGAGGAATCAATTAAAAATTACGGTGTGTTTTCCTATGAAGCAACTTATCCATTTTTTGGATCAACACAAGAGAATAAGAAGATTAGGGACTTTGCAACAGAATTAACTACATATGTTCGATTATTGCTTGGCAGTGGGGAAACTTATGGTAATGCGCAATGTACTTCATACTATGAACCTAAAATCAAGCAAGGCGAATATGTTCGTATCGGTGTTTCTTATGGCGTGGGAAATATTGATTTCCCTAATGAATATTATATTGGTTATTGTACTCAAGTAACACATAATCATAAAGCCCTTCCAGATGGTCGCATACAAAGATCATCAAGTTTCACACTAGAACGCTTTCAAATATATCAAGAGGCATAGAATAAATGTTAAACCTACGAAAACCCGGAACATGTACCGCAAGAATACAAGGCAACGCATTAAAGATCAACAATCAACCCGTAATAGGCACAACCGTTTTTAATGGTTCTGCATCAAAATACACACCTATCATGGGGCTTGGTGGTGGTGAATCGTTTATCTATGCCCCGCCTCAAGATCAATCAGATGCGTTCATAGAATACAATGATAAGATTTCAAGAGGTTTCTATGTTTCCTCTACAATTCCCAACGTGGAGACTATGCAAGAAACCACAGACACACCAAGCACAGAGCAAGACTATAAGGCTTCTCTTCAAGATGTCTTAGTAAAACAAGGGTCAAATGTGATTTCTGTATCAAAAGATAATGGGATTTGCTTAGACACCTCAAACACTGATCAAGCCATAAGAATCCAATTATCCAGCGAAGGCAAATTAAGAATCTCTTCTAATGGGGTCAGTGATGATTTTGTACTAATCGCAAGTGATACAATGGCGTATTTGACCGCTGAAACACAAAAGCACGTTCTTTTACTTAATACCTTATCCGCTATTATCCAATCAATGCTTGTTACTCTTAATGCTTTAGGCCCTGTGCCTATAACGGGGGCAATCTTAGCGGGATTGATTACACCAATTCAAACGATTTTGAATAGTACAATTTTATCAAATCCGCCTGCAAGTATGGTATCATCTAAAATAAAGATACCAAGAGGATAAGGGGGTTGTATGCCTAGTTCAATGCCTATGGGCGTTTCTGTACCTAAAACGGGGCGATTGGGTACATTGTTTAAAGTACCGATTGACTACATACTTGAAACAAGCCAAGGGGACATGATCACCTTGCCAAATAAACCAACTATGTATATGCAATCACGCCCAAGCGCCTCTTTGCTTACCTATACACTTAATTCTTATGTGAAAGAGAATACAAGATATAGGAATACAACAATCGAACTAAGGGGGGCAAGTGGTTATATGGAGCGGGCGGGGTATAATCGCAAGGGGGATGTTATTTTTCAAAATGGCTTGATTATCCTTGAGGAGTTTGATCATTGGCTGAATGAGTGGCAAAAGACCGCTGCGAATCGTGATTACTTGGTTTTCCGTAGTTTGAATGAAGGCTTTGCCTATAAAGTGAGTGTTGATAAATTTGAATGGTCAAGAGATGCCGATCAATCCAAGTTTTCATACCAATGGAATTTATCACTACATGCCTATGATGAAGCACCTGAAAGCAAATTAACACCGATCTTTTCACCCGTTACGGAAACAGTCAAAGCAATTACGGATCAATTGGATGTAGCAAGCGCAAGCATTGCAATCTTGGATAATGCGATTCAAAACACAAATAAAGAGGTTTCCCAAATCATACGGGGGCCTGTTCAAGCAGTGAATCGTATTGCTTTAGCCCTTAGACAAGTTACGAACAGTTTAGATGGCATTCTTTTACAATTGCCCAGCTCTGTCTTGTCAGATATTTTCAAAGTGATAGGGAATACAATTGAGGCGGTGAGAACTGTAAAAGGGACTGTTCAAGGTGTCTTAGGTATAGATGAAACTTTTGACCCCTATAAAGACCAAATAGACGAGCTACTCAGTGAATCGCAAGCTATGCAAAATTCGGTGGTGGAGCTTGCGGGCGTGACGGGGGCTTTAATTGTACCAAGTGCAAATACAGAAGCACAAATAGAATTAAAGCGTGTGGATAATCAAGTTTCTTTACTATACACAATTAGACCGGGCGAGAGCATTAGAACCATTGCACAAAGACAATTGAACAATGAAGGGGCTTTAGGTGTCATTTTACTACTAAATAACCTACGAGATCAATACACATATGCAAATGGTCGCCCCGTCCTTCCCGGCGATGAAATTTTGATTCCTGTGCTAGAAATTGGCAACGGTGGCACATTCAAATTTAGACAAGATGACTACTTTTATACAGATTTTTTACTTGGTGATGATGGTGATCTAGAAATCAAGGGAAACGATTTAGTTTTAGTCACTCAAGAAAATAACCTAGTTCAAGCAATCAAGAATCGCGTTCTTACCGAAAAGGGAAGCGCAAGAACTATGCTTGATTATGGCTTGCCTGTCTTAATTGGTGGTTCAGTAAACAACCGAACAAGTGCATTTTTGACAATGCACATTAAAGAACAATTACTAAAAGACCCTAGGATTTCAAGCGTTGCCCAAGTTCAAATACTCGTGCAAGGTGATCAAGTTGCTATAGAATGCAAAGTAACCAGTGTTCAAGGTGTTTCCATTCCCTTAATCGTACCAATCAAAAGAGAGATAAACTAAAATGGCATATGTACAAAGAACAAAAGATGAAATACTAACAAGTCTACTTGCGAAAATGGTTGCAAGAAGCACAGTATCCGACATTGTGGAAGGTAGCGTTTTATTTACGCTTATGAGTTCCATAGCTGAACAAATCGCTGATTCCGAATATAAACTAGCGAAACTTAGGCAACAATTCACCTTAACAAATACCAATGGAACAGATTTAGACGATCGTGCTTTGGAGATTGGATTAACCCGCCTACCTGCAACCAATGCAACGGGGATTATCACTTTAACAAGATCAAGCATTGGAGCAAGTTTAACACTTGATGCGGGTTTAAGTGTTGCCAACCCCTCTAATCAATCATTAGTCTATTACACAAGAGAATCGGCGGTTTTTGCGTCCAATAGCTTGACTACTACCGTTTCAATTATTGCAGGGATTGCGGGGGCGGTGGGCAATGCACTAAATAACACAATAACAAGCCTTCAAAACTTTCCTAACCAAGTTATTTCATGTACAAATGTTAACGCGTTGACCAATGGTAATGATGAGGAAACAGACGAGCAACTAAGAAACAGGTGTAAACAAGCAATTCAATCACTTGCCAAAAGCCAACCCCAAGCCATAGAAACGTTTGCAAAGTCATACATTGCAACAGATGGCACAAGGGCGATTAATGCAAGTATCTATGAGAATGAGAATATCCCTGCCTATTGTGAATTATTGGTAGATGATGGGAGCGGACTTTATAACAATGTAACCACCGAAACAATTACTAGTACTTCGTTTTCTGTTTATGGGGATCAAAGCCCCTTAATCATGCCTTTGTCTAATCCTATCACAGATACATCAAATCTTGTTTTGACAAGGTCAAGAGGTAGCTTAGTCATTAATCCTAATAAATATAGAATTTTGCATGAACGGGGGCTTGTGATCTTTATGGATCGTAGTGATCTAGTAGACGGTGATTTAGTAACTACAAACGCCTATACAATCTACACGGGTTTAATTAGTGAACTACAAAACTTGATTGAGGGGTCACCCGCTGATCCTATCAATAACCCCGGTCAAAGAGCGGTGGGCGTTCGCGTTCGTGTTTTACCCGCCCCTATTACACTCGTATCTTTTGATCTACAGATTACCGCTTATAACGGCGTGGACTTGGTAGCACTACAAGCACGATTACAAGGCATTGCAACGGGGTTTGTTAACTCACTAGAAGCGGGGCAACCTTTACTTATTGCACAATTGATTGATTCGCTTATGAATGATACAGATTTACAAAATGTTAAAGTGTATGCAAGCGCAAGTTTAAATCTAAGTCCAGATATTTACCCAACCACACCAAGACACATTTTAAAAGCTGACACAATTAACTTATTTGTTAGTACAAGGAGATAAAAATGGATAAGATTAAAGTTTACCCACAAGAACGCTTAGACATTGTAGATGTTGACGCGTTACAAACTCTAGTTTATACCTATGTTCAAGAGGCGATGGGGTCACTGATTGGGCCTGCAAGGGGTTGTTTATCACAACCATCTGTAACTTTTATTGATGGAACACCCGATAAAATTTCTCTTAGTGATTTTAGCTTTGTAGCAAGTAAAGCAATTGGCAGTTCAATTTTTGGCAATAAAACCAAGTACAACAATTTTGCATCTCAAATTGTCAAGTTTGATAGTACATTACTTGATCATGGTAATTATCCCATACCTTTGACCGGTGTAGATACTACTATGTTTCTTTGGGCAAGGCCTTTAATGGTAGATACAGACTTGGCAAATCGTAGAAAATGGGATGTTGCGCAAGGTGCAGAAGTAACCTTCTCAGATGAAACAAGAAGCCGTATGCGTGTTGAATTTGTCTTTAGTGCTACCGATCCAACGATTAACGGCGATGATTTCCAATATTCACCAATCGCAAAGGTTGCAACGATTACAGGTTCTTTAATCCTATTAACTTTTATTTCTGCTTTTGATTCTGCAGATATTCAAGCGGTAACAGGTGAGAGCGGTACTTTTTACGATAGTTCAAATACAAATGCAACGGCATTTAGTGGCATGCTTCCCACCTACAGATTAGATGATGCTAATGTAAACACAGGGCTTTTAAGCGTTGTTCATGCCTTAGGTAGAATGGTTAGGCAAATGCACGCAAAGGGTCAATATGATCCAAGTGGTACAAGTAACCCTCTTCAATGGTATAACACACAGCCTAAGATTTCTCTGAATGGTGCGTATAAGGCAATCGACACACTAGAAACAGATGTAACCTCACTAGATGGGCGTGTTGATACCTTAGAAACACAAGTTCTTAATCGTGGAACTGTTCCGTTTGCATATTGGGTTGTGCGCGGTAATCCCGTTTATACAAGCAACATTTGGACAGTAGTACGAGGCACAACCAATCAAATCTATGTTGATCCAACAAACCCCAACAATTTCAGATTACTTATGAATAATGAGATGGTGAATAGTGGATTCTATGTAAATGGTTGCAGTATTACACAGACACATAACCCACATAATCAAAATCATAATAGGTTATCTACTCAATTTAGATGGTTTAGCACACCAACAAATCACGCGGATTGGATTGATACCGATGTAGGCAATCAAAGAACATTTTCTTTTGATACAATCCCATGGCAACTAGCAAATGAACAAGCATTTGATAGCTCTTTACCTACAAACGATTACGGTAATTTAACAAGTTCTGCAAGTATTACACTGTTGATTACCTTATTCGGTGAACCCGTCAACCCTTAAGGATTAGAACATGGCAAACTTAGCGATAAGCCCATTATCCTCTTTAATTGGTGATGATGGCGGTTATTTGATCTATGTAATCGGTGACTATTTCACAAATGGCACAATTACAAATGATCAAGAGATCAAGATTAGGCTAAAGAATACAAGTACACTTGCATTTACTCAATATCTTTATTCATGCTTGCCCGGTCATGGCGTCAACTGCCAAGTTCAGAGGGGGCAATATATTCTATGCTCTTCCCCAATCTTAGAACCCGGAATATATGATCTAGTTTTAAGTTATGGTGTACAAGACTACACAATCACCGCCGGCGTGCAAGTTAAAAGACGGCTTAGGAATTTAGAAACCTATGAACTACGTGCATCTTTGCCCCCTTTATACAAGGCAGGTGAACGCCTATTAAATCAAGATACGGTGTTTCAATATGCAAGCAATTCACTAGATACATATGAACTTGGCGTACTAGAGGCGTTGACCTCTTCCATTGGGCAAGAGCTTAACACGCTTAAAGGTACTGCGAAAACAAGGACTACAGATATAACTTTACTCTCTGAGATCATTGGGTCAAGTGATGATGTTCTTCTCAAGCTAGAAACCAATTTAGGCTTAGAAGCAAATCAATTTATATTTGTACAGGGGATCAAGTGCTTAGTTACTAGTATTGCGGGCGGTGCGACCTATATCCAAACAGAACAACCCTTTAGTACTATTCAAAAAGGGGCGGAGGTGACTTATGCTACTATCTCAAATTGACAAGGCACGACATTCAACCATTTTCACAAGTGCAACCACGACCGATTTAGATAGACTTAGTTTTTTCTACGATCTTGTTCGCCCCGCTTCTTTTCCTCGCGCTTATTGGGCAAAAGTTATGCAAGCGATTATCTACCAACCAAAAGGCACTTACCCCCAACTGTTTAATGCGTTGTATTGGTTGTTTAAGCCGTGGATTGACCAAGAAACTTATGAGGATGTTTTAATCAATTCTAATGGGCGTTTTGCCTTGCCTACAGGTGACATATCAAACGGAAGAGTTCATAAACTCATTCGTGTTACTCTTAGCGATGGTTCAATCAAGATTTTCATGGTTCGTTCTATACATGAAACAGGAACGCCCCCCATTGTAGTCAGAACATATCAACTTGTTACTAGTCCAACAATGAACAATGCAATGTTTCAAGCATACACAACGGGGCAAAGCACAACAGTAAAACAGATGGAATTTTTGCCCTTTTTGATCTTTGAAACTACAAGTGGGGGACTTGGTAACCAAAACCAAGCAAACGATCTAAAGAATGGCAAGTTTACAATTTACCTTGATTCTACACTAGCAAAAGCCCCCCCAACCTACTTGAAGGAGGACGGCGAGGAAAGGGATGAAGGTGAACCATTTGGCGGGCAACTTTTAAACCTATTCGATCTTGATCCAGACACAGAGGATTATGGCAACCAATTAACCGGGCCTTTTCCTCTCTATTTAGGCGGTACAAATTTAGAAGGTGTGTTTGGTACTATTTTAAAAAAGTGCATTGTGGCAGGGATTAAATATGAAGTGCTTAGTCAAGATTGGGATACTTCGCTTGAGTACCAATCACTAAGTATTTATGCACAACAAGGACTTTTCCCATTTCCACCTAAGATTTAGTTAGGATTAGGGGAGATCGGGGGAGATGTTTTACATATATCCCCCCTAAAAAATGATCAATGTTTTCAATTATTTACGGAGATGGTTAAGATGATTAAGATGTTTTAAGGATTTCCTTTATCTTGGTAATATATACATACATAGGATTCATATGTACTTTGTGTTTATATAGGAGCAAGGGAAAAAATGAAAACATCCCCACCATCTTCATAAGTATTTGAAATTAAAGAAGAAGATCGGGTTAAGATGTTTTTTTGAATCCCCCCCTAATCTTTTTAAATTGACAGTTTAGGTTTTTTCCTATATTTTAGATCAACCTTAATCCATGTAGGAGAAACAATGACAAATCGCACAGGTTTATTTTATCCCTATCTCTCAGAACAAGATTTAAATACTTGGTATTCTGAACCCCTTTCATGCGCCGTTTTGCCTAATCTCAAAGTAAAGGCGGGGCAATATGGTCAAGTGTATCATATGGACTTGAAACAAGCTCTTAGCACTTTGTTTAAGACCGATGCACAAATGCAACCCGCCCACGCTCACCAATTGATCAAAAGCGATGGCCAAACTTGGCGCCTATCCGTTGACCAATTAAAAGATGTTCAAGTACAAATTGATTTTATTGCGCTTGATTTTGATGCAAAGCAAATTGATAACCCACGTGAAAAATGGGCATGGTCAAACGATGATTTCACCGCTTGCGTTGTGTCTTGGTCAAGTCACCCAATACTTGGTAATTCACTGACTTATAAGACCAAGAACGGCTTGCGTTGTATCATCCCATTAGAAGCCCCCTTCATCCTAGACAAGGATTTAAAGGGTAAAGATTGGGAAAAGGTCTATGAACAGATTTTAGCAATGCTTCCCAAGTCCAGCTATGGCGCTTTTGATGTTTCCTGCGATACAGTGGTTAAAACCTACCGATTACCCCAAGTTGTGAGAGAAAAAGAACCTTTACAATCTTTTTTCTTTGTGCCTAATAAGCAATATGTTCACAAATTCGACCGTTTAAGCCTATTCTCTGATATTTCCTACATCACAGCACAAAGACAAAGTATTAGAGGCGTGAATAATGGCTTGATCGAGGTTTTCAAAGCCAGCAATTTGTATCTTGAACCAATGAACAAGCAAATCAACGGCCAGTTAGTCCATAGGGTTCAATGTCCTTGGCATACTTTACATTCGTCAAACGAAGATAAAAGCACTGCAAGCGTTCTGTTTCTTGGTGATAATGGGTGGGTTTTCAATTGTATGCACGCATCTTGTAAAGCTGAACGCACCAAGCCCAACGCGCTAAGAAATCGTTTCCCTAGAGAATGGGGCGATTTTGTACAAGATGGCTTTGAATTTGAGTATGATAGCACCGATGGGCAAGGTATCATCAAAAACCTTGTAGAGGTTCTTAAATCCTCTAAAGAAGCGCCCTTTTACCAAAGGGGTCATGATATTGTACGCGTTAAGATGAACGCTGAAATTGATCAAGAAGTCATGTACATTCCTAGCATTGAGGAAATCACAGGGTACATTTTACAATTCTCCAAGTTCTACACTGTCAAGGTAAACAAAGAGGGCATGACAAGAAATTATGTAGCTTTGCAAACCAATACAATTAAAACTTATTATGCTTATATTAAAGATGAACTTCCTAGAATTGAAGGAATTACGAGCTTGCCACCTATCAACAATGCTTTTGAACCACTGCAAGCACATAAAGGGTTTTGCGAGGCGCAAGCGTGCTTTTATGCACCAGTCAAGCATTTTAATTCAAGTTCTCTCTTAAACATCCCATCAAGTATCAAAGACGCTAAAGAGTCCGCTTTACGGCTGCTTGATCTATTTTGCGATTTCCCATTTGCTCAAGAGTCTTATAGGCTTATGGCACTAGCCACTTTATTCACGGCGGGATTTCGTAAAAAGATTGACGCCCCCGCCCCCTTGTTTCTAGTGTCTGCAAACTCTAAGGCAACGGGGAAAACAACATTCATTCAAACAGCCTTAGCGGGTGTTTATGGTATCAAGCACCCCTCAATCATTATCCCACCAGAGAAAACGGAAGAACTTGAAAAGCGGTTGGATGGTCTACTTTTAAGCGGTGAAGATTATATAGTGATCGACAATATCACAAACTCACTTGGTACGGGTGGGCTTGATGCTATGCTCACAAGCACAGTTTATAAAACACGTAGGCTTGGTTCTAGTGAAATGACCTCTGTAAAGATTAAAACATTCTTTGCAGGCACCGCAAACAACGCCGTTCTTAAGGCTGATACTGATAGGCGTGTAATCACTGTTCGATTAGTATCGGATCTAGATAACCCCGCCGAACGAAGCGATTTTAAACATAAAGACATTGTGAGTTATGCTTCTCAACATACAAGCTCAATTTGGCGTGATATGCTCACAATCCAAAAGAGTTATCAAGAGCATGCAGACATTGACGCTTTAAGCATTGAACTTAGTTCTATGGGCAGTTTTACTGAATGGGCTGATTGGGTACAGTACCCCGTTGCATGGGTTGGAAAGCTCTTAGGCTTTGAAAAGATTGATATTGTAGAGATGTCCCGCTCTGAAATCGTTTCAAGGGAAAATGATGATCTTTCAAATCTGTTTCAATCTTTATATGCTTATCAAAAAGAAGTAGGCATTGGGCAAACTTGGACTAGTCAAGATTTACTCAATGCGCTTAAGAACAAAAGACAAGATGATTCACATCTTGAAATGCTCCAAGAAACACTATTACAGGGCGTTACTTTAAACATTGTTAATTTAGGCCGTAAATTAATGCGTTATAAAGATAAAGTTTGTAATGGGTATAAGTTACAGTTTCATAGATTGCGGGGTGGAACAAACGCATTTAGTCTTGTCAAAGTATCTCCACCAAGAAAAGAAACCCCTCCCCAAGAGTTCACACAATACACAAGCCCCAAGATTGAAACACAAGCAACACCCACCCCCGCACCAAGCAATCAAGCAACCAAGCAAGAAAATGAGAATGTTGACCCTTTACAAGCATTACTAAGTAATTGTGGATTTAAAGAAGATGTAGATAAAAAGCAATCATGTAACTTTTTACAAGCTAATAATGTTTGCGGGCTTTCGGGGGATGCTTGTGATGCGGGGTTTATTTACCAAATACAAGAACCTAAGCAAGCACCTGATCAAGAAGACCCTAAATCATTGTTTGATATGCCAAAAGTTGACCCCTTAATCGCTGTATTCACTGAGCCTTTGAAACTTAGATTATCTACACTTCTTAAAGAGCGTAAGAGACCCGCTGAGATCGTAGACATCTTGATCAAAGAAAATTTCCCCATAGATAAAAATAAATGGACTAGTGCAAAGGTAAACAAAGCCATTGAGTTCTTTGGTCTTATAAAGGACAAAAAGAGCGGGGCGGAATTGAAACTTGAAAAGCGTGGTGTTTATGATCATAGGTGGCTACATAGCTTCCCCACTACTAGAATTTCAACGGAAACTTATTTATCTCAATATTCGGAAGGTATCCCCGTTGGTGGTGTTACTTGCGACGCTAGTAGCACTAAAGGCAGTATCAGGTTTGATGCTAATAATTTGATACAAAGTGTTTTAGGTGTATTTAGTATTAAAGAGGCAATAGGCAAGGCGACCACACCAGAACAAAGAGAACAAGCATCTAAAGAGAAATATGGTGATAAACAATAATGGGTGAGTTTAAACATGTTTCTGCATCACAGATTAAAACCTATCTTGATTGCCCCCGTAAATGGTATTTACAAAAGATTGTAGGGTTACCAAGCCCATCAAGCGCATCAACAGAACTAGGGAAAGAAATTCATAGTGTCATTGAGGCCTATTTCAGAGATGGCTTAGATATTCCTGATTCGGATATTGGGCAAATCGCTAAAAGAGGGCTTGAGTTTCTCCCAAGCCCCTCAGAGGATTTATCAATTGAATTAGGTATTCATGAAGTCCTCCCTATCAAAGAATCACCCGTTCCCATCATGGGTTTCATTGATTTACTCCATAAGGGGCAAGGGTTTGTAAGAATCATTGATCATAAAACCACAAGTTCAAAGAAGTACACAAAAACATCAAAAGAATTGGGTTATGATGTTCAGATGAATATCTATGCTAAGGCGGTATTTGATAACATGCCCGCCCTTGACCGTGTTGAAGTTGTGCATGTGTACTATGGTACAAAATCCCCCGCTTGGTCGTCTAGTGTTTCATATGTACTCACTAGACAAGAAAACTCAGATCATTTTGATGAGATTGTAAAAACAATTGACAAGATGAAATTTGACGCTATAAAAGAAGAAAACGAGGTTGAAAAGAACCTTGAATCATGTTTCAAATTTGGGGGTTGCCCCTACCGCTCCGAATGTCTTTTAAAACGGAAAGAGATAGACACTATGACACAGACACAGACACAAGGGCTTGATCTAGCAAGCAAGCTAGGACTCACAGCACCTAAACCACAAAATGCACAAAATGCACAAGTTGCACCAGCTACACAAGTTTCCCAGCAAGTAGAGGCAAAGATTCAAGCACAGATTGAAAAGCCTTTATCAATTGTTCCACCATATGAACGCAGATCATTGTTTATTGGTTGTATGCCACAAAAAAGCACCATCGCCCCCGTATCTTTTTATGAAGCTTTTAGAGAAGAAATTCAGATGATTTGTAATCAATTTCAAGTGTTTCATTTGTCACAAGTTGACTATGGTAAAGGGTGGAATGCTTTCCAGTCTTTACTTGCTTCTCAAAGTTGGTCAAAGACAACCACAGCGATTTACATTGATCCTATGAGTGATGAGTTTACAAGGGTCGGAAGTTTACTAATTGCAAATGCGAACACAGTAATTCGAAGAGTCTAATTTAAAAATGATTGCTACTGAATGGGAACGCCTAAAATTAATTCCCCTAGATAAAATTGAACATACTAACGATTTAACTAAATACCTAAAGAAACCAGAAGGCAAACAACAGCTAAGGCCTATTCAAAATGAAATGCTATGGCAAGCAATTGACAGAAGGGGATTACTTGGCTTTGTTGCATGTGGTGAAGGTAAAACATTAGTTTCTATGCTCCTCCCAACAGTTTTGAGAGCTGAACGACCTTTGTTATTGTTGCCTGCGTTTATGATTACACAACATCTCTCAGATAGAACTGCGTATGGTTTACATTGGGACTTGAAAGCGATGAAAGTTTTATCTTATGAAACTCTCAGCTCACCCAAGCGACTAAAGGAACTTGAGGATTATGCCCCCGATCTGATTATATGTGATGAGGCGCATTGTCTACGTAATTTGAAGAGTGCACGAGTGAGAAGGCTTGATAATTATATGCTTAAGTTTACTCCTATGTTTTGCGCTTTAAGTGGTACATTGGTGGCAAGATCAATAAGTGACTATTCGCATTTGGCATCTTGGGCACTTGGGGTTTACTCCCCTATTCCTAGAGTTGCTCAGATCGTACAAGAATGGTGTTTAAGTATAGAAGACGGCCTCCCCTCCAAGCTAGTCAGTGACATTGTAAAAGGTGGATCAAAGGATGAGTACTTAAAGCGTTTACAGGGATCAAAAGGGATTGTGATCACTAAAAGTCAAGAGGTTGGGGCGTCTTTGGTACTAAACAAAGAAAAGATCACAATGCCGGCAAGTCTAAAAAAGAGCATTGCCATTGCTATGAGTACAAATGACATTGTTAGCGCAACAAATGAAATCCTAGATACCGATCAACTTGAAGCAATGTTTCAATCAAGCGACCTATGGACGCCTAAAGATGCCTTTTTACTTAGAGTTTGGGGGCAAATCTCTTGCGGGTTTGTGTACACTTGGGATTGGGAAAATAGAGATGTAGATTCCGAATGGATTGAGTATAAAAGGGCGTGGGGGCGGTCTGCGTTTCAAATGCTTGAACGATCAAGTTTTGATAGTATCTCTTTGATCTCACAGTATGCAGAGACACCCCAAGCACCTAAAGGGCTTGCGATTGCTTGGCAAAATTGGAAGCGTGTTAAAGATAGAGAACCACCTAAAACTAAAGCAATTTGGCTTGATGAGTACTTAATTGACTATGTTAAAAAGTGGACGATTGAACAGGCTGATCCCGTTTTAATATGGTGTTCATATTCCGCCCTTGCGCATAAGCTCAAAGAGGCTTTGAATTGTGAGTTATATGGTGCCGGTGATGAGGATGCAAAAAGACTTGATACAAATAAACACAAGGCACATACGGCGATCATGAGTATCCAAGCACATGGCACAGGCAAAAACCTTCAAGCATGGCATAATCAAATCATAGTTCACCCACTAGCACACCCCAGCACTTGGGAACAACTACTAGCGAGGACACATAGACCAGGGCAAACAGCTGATGAAGTGCATATGTCTATTTTAAACATGGGATTATTTGCTAAATCATTTAATAAGGCTTTGAGAGATGCCCAATATATCCAAGACACAACAGGGCAAAAACAAAGATTAATCTATGCAACAAAGAATAATAAATAAATTGTAAAAATATTTGACAATATTTAAAAAGCTTGTACACTACAAAAATCTTGTATACTACCAACAGAAAACAAGATTTTACACTTATATGGAGATATACATATGGAACACCCAAGCGACGATGAAAAAGATTATTACAGTATTTCAAATGAAAAGTTTCTAGCGAGTAATGCACTAGATGAGCGATTTGAAAACTTAACCTTCCGCGTAGCCATTCAAAAAACTCGCCAAGTATACAATGATATTTTTACACTGTTAGCGGTGTATGTAGGCGAATGTAAAAATGGTGCATTGTCACCAAAAGAAAAAGAAGAATTTTATAAAGATAGCCATTTTTTACTAAATCACTACTTTCATACATTGAGAGAATTGTTAGATCAGGAAATTAAAATGGTGGATGGTGTGATTAGACGCCTCCATAATATTTTAGAAATTGTATACTTAAACAAATTGAGTACTTTTAGTCAAAATGTTCCTGCGTATATCCTCTATCTTGAAACAATCCATAGATTACCCGGATTTCTCCCTGACGTAATTCTTGACAGATAACAATAGAACCCATACCTTACACTCTTAAGGAGATACATATGAGTGATTCAACAGCGGATACTATTCTTGAAAAGATTTTAAAAAATCAAACTGTTCATAGTGATGAATTTAGCGATATTCAATATGACAACATGCAATTTTTATCTAAGCTCTCATTAGTCGATGAATGGAGTGACTTAGAAAAGAAAATGCAATACCAGATGGTTCGGAATTTATACAATGAAATTTTGTCATTAATCATTTTAAACAAGGCGGGGATCAATTGGAATTCATATTCCGATGCTGATACCGTAATCAATACACGAACAAATGAACTACTTAATATTTGTTTTCATAGTTTATCAGATGCTTTACTTCGAATTAAAATGGTAGATGGAGCAATCAGACGATATCATGAAATGCTACTCTATACTTTTTTCAATCAAAGTACCGCAAATTTAGATAAAAATGTACCTTTCTCACTTTTATATCTAGAAAGAATCAATCGCATGGACGGATTAAACCCTGAAAAAATTGGCGTTTAATTCGTTCCCATCATGAAAGAGATCTATATATGAGTGATTTAAAGTTAGATACTACACTAGAGTTTGATACTGCACTAGATACACTTAGAGACGAAATTAATAAACATAGAGATTTATATATGCTCCCCGGAACTCGTACTCAACAATTTGTTGTTGATTACGATAGCTTTGATACAGGGAGTTTGTTTATTAGTGAAATCACTTTATTAACGCATCTTGTCAAAGTCAGCAGGCTCTATCGTGAATTAATTGATATTACAGAAGACACCGATTTTAGAAATGATTGCTCAGCACAGATCTATAAAGAGCAAACAGCACCATTGTACGAGTATCTTTGTTCTCTATTGAAGAATCGCCCTCGCGTACTATTTGCATATCCACATTTAAAAGGTATGCACACCACATTAATCTGCGACATTCAAGAAGCTTGCATACATATGCAAGATAAAACTAGCGAAGAAAAATTAGCTGTTTTTGAGCATGCAGATAGATATCAAAAGTTAATCGTTGTTTTAGGGTACTAATTTCTTATTTATTCGATTTAATCAATCTTAAATTATTGTCATAGATCCCCGTTGCAATCAACACTTTTTTAAATCGTTCTTTGTCTGATACAATGATGGCTATACTTTCCATGATAATTTCAACATCTGTTTTTTTGTACATGGTAACACTCTTTTCCTTTTAATACTCGTATCTTGTAAAATAATTTGACAAACTAGGAAAACATGCTAAATTGATCTTATCAAACATGCTCAACCCCTTTAAATAAGGAAATGACAAATGACATTTGACATTAGTAAATATGCTGCACAAATTGCACAAGCAACACAAGCACGCGTTTCCCGTGATAACATCTCTGCAGGTGATCACATCCTACAAATCGAAGCCGTTAAAGGCCTCACAAGCCAGAACGATGGTTCAGATTACATCATCATCGAGGCTTCCATCGTATCAAGTAGCAGTATGCAATCAGGTACACCCGTTAAGCACATGTACAAACTTACAGGCGTCCCCGCTTGGAAACAAAAAGGAAACATTGAAGCCTTAAAGTCGTTTGTTTGCGCAGTTTTACCCCCCGAATTTCGTTCACAAGTTACCGCTGAGGTTGTCATTAACGCTTGTAATGGTGGGTCCGACTCCGTTTTGGTAAATCATCAAGTTCGCTGTAGGGTGGTGGAAAAGAAGAGCAAGAATGACAAGGCGTTTCTTGAAACTAATTGGATGTCCGTTGATACAAGCGCAAACATTCAACCAACAAGCGATGATGATGATGATGGCGCTTTGCCATTTTAAAAAAAAAAGTGAAACTCTGAAATAAATCCTTGACAAACTTGTTTTATAGGATATATTTTAATTATCTCCTTTCGAGGGGGTTAAGGTGAAAAGAAAACCCGTGCGTCCATCTCTTGGCCGTGCGGGTTTTTTTTTATTTGTTGCCTATTTAATCTTTTAAAATTTATTGACAAAGCTAAAAACATTTCATAGAATAAAGCACCTTAACAACACAAAGGATTTTAGCAAATGAAATTTATCGCTATTGATACAGAAACCCACTTGATCGTGGATAACAATGTTCCCGCCCCCGTCTGCTTGACCGCCTTTATACTTGATGAACAAGGCCAATCTGATTCATTTATCGCAAGATTTGATGAGAAACTTTACACTTGGTTAAAACAAGTATTCACAGACACAAACAAAACAATCATCATGCACAATGCTTCATTTGATTTATCAGTGATTTGCGCCACATACCCAAGCCTATATTCTCCAGTGTTCAAAGCTCTCAAAGAGGGGCGCGTTCATGATACCGGTATTATTGAGAAACTCCACAAAATCGCACATGGTGGCGAGGGTGTGGGCGTTATGGATGTCAATGGAACAAAGGTAGGAAAACTAAGCCTTGCGGGGCTTGTATACAAGTATTTCATGATTGATATTGCTTCATCCAAGCAGGCGGATTCTGTTCGTTATCAATATGATTCTTTTCGCAATCAATCGCTTGATATTTGGTCACATGAAGCAAAGATTTACGCCATATATGATGCTATGTATACCATGTTAGTCTATCAAGTCCAAATGTCACAAATTCCCCAAGATGAGATTATGGGACATGCTAAACAGACCGCCTATGATTTCGCTTTACGCTTGACGGGGTCGCATGGTGTTTGTGTTGACCCATCCAAAGTTTCATCTGTGAAAAAGAGCTTAGAGGATGCAATCAAAGAGCAAGAACAGCCATTACTTGATCTTGGTATTCTTAAGATGGAAAAGAACGAAATCAAAGAGAATAAAACACTGATCAAAGCACGAGTTCAACAAGCCTATGAATCTATGAAAAAAGAGATTAAGAAAACAGATACGGGCGGGATTAGTATGGATAAATCGGCGCTAGAAGAGAGCGAAGATCCTGATCTTTTATCTCTTTTAGAATATCGAGAAGTGACAAAATTACTAAGTACCTATATTGACTCGGTGGAAATGGTTAATCTGCCCCTTATGGATGGTAGATTACGATGTGATTATGAAGTACTTCAAGCAACAGGGCGCACCAGCTCAAAAGATCCCAACCTTCAAAATCTACCAAGACGCGAAGGCATTCGAGATTGTTTTATTCCTAGCAAAGGGTTTGTATTTGTTGCTTGTGATTATGATGCAGCTGAACTAAGAACACTTGCGCAATGTCACTACTCAATAACAGGCAATGAAAGCCCCCTTTTAAGTATGTATAAAAAGGATTCGGGGTTTGATCCTCATACTTGGTTTGCATGTAAAATGCTTGGGATTCCCTATGAAGAGGGTATGACTAGGAAATCACAAGGTGATAAAGAAATTAAGAAACAAAGACAACGAGCAAAAGCCTGTAACTTTGGATTTCCGGGCGGTATGGGGGCAAGTTCATTTATGGCATATGCAAAAGGTTACGGTGTTAATTTGACAAGGGATGAGGCACAAGAGTTAAAAAAACAATGGTTTGACGCTTGGCAGTTGTGGGATTGGTTAGAACATGCACAACATGCACAAGAACAAGGATTTGTACTTATTCCCCAATCACAAAGAAAGAGGGGGCGTGTTTCCTTTACTCAAGCATGTAACACACCATTTCAAGGCTTGGCAAGTGATGGGGCAAAAGAGGCGCTTTTTCATGTTGCACTTGAGTGCTTTGCTGATCCCTCAAGTCCTTTGTATGACTCCCGCCCCGTTGTTTTTATCCACGATGAAATCATCATTGAATCACCAGAACACAAAGCACAAGAATCCGCCAAACGATTGCAAGAAGTCATGATTTCTTCAATGCAAACATTTTGCCCCGATACACCTATTGAGGCTTCGCCCACACTTATGCGCCTATGGTCAAAGAATGCAGAAAGTAAATTAGAGAATGGTACCTATACGATTTGGGGCTGATTAAATATTTTTTTTTGCTTGCAGGTTTACTAATCGTTCTTCAATTCTACCAAGTAAAATCTTAATATCTGAAATCTCCGAAACAAGTTTATCTTGCTTTGTATCCATAGATTTAAGCTCTTGTTCAATAGATACATGTTTATCATTTAAGCTCTTGATCTCTTGCTCTAATCGTACTAATCTTTGTTCTTTATCACTTAGTGATTTATAAATAGGATATACAGAAGAGATCAAAGTTGATAGGCCTGCAATTGAGATTGTGATTGTTTGGTTATCCATTTTGTCACCCCTTCCATTGTGTCAAAGTGCCACGAACATCATAATGAACGAAGGTTTCATAGATACCTACACCGCCCTTTTTCATTTTACCTTGTTCGATTAACTTTAAAATGGTTTGTTGAACTTGTGTGGGGGTTACACCTTCAACACGAATATCCGACGCCTTAGCTTGCAGATGTTGGCTGTCTTTTGCCCCTTTGCATTGTGCATTGATCTGAGGGTTACGATAACCACCGCCGGGAATGATCTTGATAGGTCGCTTGAGTTCGTTTCTAAGCACTTGTAGGTTCTCTAGTACCTCTTGCGCGTTGTCTAGTAACTCGGTAGGAATCTCACAAGAGTACTCCATTTCTTTGATAGAAAAGTTTTCTGTTCCATAGGTTTTACTTTCCAAAGGCACAGAATCCCCCTGCAATTGCTCCGATGGTACTAAATCCAAGATTGAAGTATTCTGAGATTTTGATGTTTTTGTTCTCACAGCCATTTAAAGCCTCTTTCAGTTCGTCATTTTGTTGTTTTAGTTGTCTATTTTCTTCTTTTTGCCTTGTGATTTCAAGTTTCAAGTTTCTAAGCTCTTGCGCAAACAAGTTGACTAAAGCATCATCGTCGCTTGCTTGAATAGGTGACAAAAAGATCAAAGTAAAAAGTAATAAGGTTTTCATTTCCACGCCTTGATCAAGATATGGCATCTAAAATTAGTATTCCCCGCAAGTTGCGATACATTCAAACCCCCGCCCGCTCCGCCCCCTATCTTGGCCGCTTGGATTTTAAAGACGGTTGAGGCTGATGATGAATCGGCATAAAATATACATTTTTCTTGCGCATAGGCATAGGCTGAATCTCGATAGACGGCTATTGATCCCGTTGATGAAATTTGATTGTTTGATGTATCTGTAGCAATATATTGAAAATTTTCGCTAGCTGATGCGCTTGGGTCGGTGATCTTCATTTTCAGTTCAATCAAATATTTCCACCCGGCTTCAAGCGTGATCGTGGGCGGTGAAGCGTCTGTGGTCACTGTTGGGTATCCAATAGATGAAGCCATTTGAACGGTGGTAGGTACTGCGCTAGGAATAAAAATATTTACATCCTCATAAGCGCCTAGAATTGTCTGAATCCCTTGAGTGTAAATAGCTGAAATTGATATGTTTATTTTTTTTTCAGTTGAAAAATAGCTCATTGAATCCTCCAATATGCTGTGATAAAAGATGAGTTCCCAACTGATAAGGTAGCTGATCCCGTTGTTGAGGATTGCATTGAAATTGTTGCCCCCGGCGTATTTGATCCAATCCAAAGATCATCCGTCATTGTGTTTAGTCCTGTCACTGTGTTCCCGCGTATAGTAGCTCCCGCCCATTGAAAGCCCGTCCAATTGTAGAACAAGATCAATCCGCTTCCCGCCGATACCGTTGCCATTAATCTTGACTCAATAAAATATTTATTTCTTGATGCAAAACTTGTACTTGTGCTGACTGTGATGTCATTGCTAAGAGTAACACCCCCATTTATGTCAATTTGCACCGCCCTTGCCCCCTGTGCTTGAGATGGATCATAGCTCATAAAGGAAACCTCCATATTTGTAATCTTGAGTTACTGCCAATGGCTTGATCTGCATAAAGTGAAAATGTGGCTGAAGCATCCGCCTGAATTGATGATGTATTCTCATCAAGTCCTGAGGTCGTTGATGTGGCTGTGACTGTGTATGATGTTTGATCAACGCTATCAATGATGTGCTTATAATTCGTTGTAGTGCTTACCGTTGGCGTACTGACTATGAAATATTCAAAGCCTGCTTCTAGTGTGATTACATCGCTTGTTATGGTTGGCGTGAAATCTCCATTGATAAAGGAAAAAGCAACATTTCCCGCTACACTAGAGGAAAATGAACACAAAGCAAGTTGGGGGTTTACATTCCTAGCAATTTTATAACTCATTATTCAATCCTCCACCCTAAATTAGTCGCTGTTAAAGTGACAGATGAATTTTGAAGAGATAAGGCGAAGGTTAAAGCCCCGTCAATTGTTTCGGAACCATTTGCATCAATGGTAACTGTGCCTGTGCCAAGAATTTTGATAACAAGCTCTAATGCGTCACAAGTTGCCACCGCTGGCAAGTTTACCGTAACGGCTGATGCCCCATTGTTTACATAATACTTTTCTTTGATAGATGTTGAATTAGGCGCTATGGTTGCGGGGAAAGATGCTAAGACGGCATAAGGCGCACGAGTCCCCCCGCCCCCGCTAACTGTGCCGGGTTTCCATAGAGAGCTTGAACTTTCCCAAACAAGGGCTTGCCCATTGGTTGGGGCGGTGGTTGCTGTGTCTACATCCGAAAGCTCATTAATAGAGAAGCCACTAAGTGAAACAGTTGAATTGATTACATTAGAATTATCTACA